GATGATTTCGTTTATCTGGCTCATCATATGCTTAGTGATTTGACGACCAGACAACGTAACTGACTGCCCGATTCTTTTATCGTAGAAACGACAATGCTCATTCAAAAGTGCGCCATATGCAGAGTTAAGCAAAATCTTACGAACTAGCTGACGCTTATCGTAATACTCAAACTTGTCTGTGCCATATGCAGCCTTTGCTTCTTTCTGAATGCTCTTACGCTCTGAATACCAACGTGAAAGCAATCCTGGAATGACACCTTCTTTCTCATACGTAAAGATTGTGCCATTAGCACTAATCATCCAAGGGCGATGACTGTCAAAGATAAGCTTCCAAATCTCTGCGGCACTCATTTCAACACTGCGACCATCTTCATAGTCAATAGTGAGCATAGTGCCACGCTCTTGGTTCATAATAGCAGTATATTCTATTGAACCAAACAAGTTTTCCCAAAGAATAGCACCAGTAACACCATCAGCATCATCGCCATTCTTTTTCTTACGCTTGTTTTTAGCAAGTGCAATGCTCTTTTCATGCATATAATTGTCAGTCAATGATTGACGAACTTGACCTACGATAGTTTCGGGGGCCATGTTCAATGCACGAATAGCAGATGGATACAGTGAGTTAATGTCAACTGCGCCGACCCATTCGTGAATGCCCTTCTTTGGAACAGCAACGTAAGCACCAGCTGCTTGCTGCTCATCACCATAACTATCTTTACGCTTCTTGTCAGGAACAATCATATCACGGCTATGCGCTTCGTTATAGATTGCCATTTCAATCATCGCCACCGAACCCATGACAGTCGGAAGCAACACTGTGTTTTCATGTGCTAGAGCATTTGCAAGATCAAGGAACTTAAGCTTGTTGTGAATCTTATACACCAGCAAAGTATCTTGACGGTTATACTCTACGAACTTCTTGAAGTCTTTGTTGTACAACTGGTCAAGACTACCTTCATACGGAGTCTTACGTTCACCCAATTCATATTCACCAATTGAGTCAAGTGAATAGCTGTGGCGTGATTCGTAGTTGTACTTCTTATACAACTGTAGATAGTCCATATGAATACGACCAATTAAGTCATACGTCTGTTCTTCCTTACCAAAGCGTTCATAAGTACGAGGCTTTGGAAGTTGTCCAAGCAGACAGAACTTGCGTGTATCATCCTTACTCATAATACGAGTAACACGATTCACGCAATAGGGAATATCGTAGCCTTCAGAGTTCCAACCAGTAATTACGTCTGCATCTTCAATCAATGCAAAGAATGTTTCAAACATTTCAATTTCACTGCGGAACAATAAGCAGTTTTCAAACTCTGCTGTTAGTTCCTGTGCAGTTTCGTCACTCATATGTCTGGGAGGCATAACGAGTGTCACTAGTTGTTCTAGCCAATCTAGATATACTGAAATAGCAGTGACCGCATTGAATGGATCATCCGTTGGGCTGTATCCACGTTCTCGGTCAAAGTCAACTTCAATATCGAAGAATGCTGTGTGAAGCTTGGGAGGTTCTGCTCCCAAATAGTTGTCACTCAAGCATCTGAAAACTACAGGAATATCGCTCTCAAATAGTTCTTTGCCGCGATGAATCCTGCGCTCCTTCTCAAACTCAGCCTTCTTGCGAGTAGAGAAACGGCTTACAGGATCTCCGAAGATGCTACGATACTTGCCCTTAGGGTCGCTATAGTAAAATGTATAGTTTGTTTGATATTCCTTGTAGAGGCGCTTACCCTCAGGGGTTCGTTCCACCACATGAATACGATCAGATTTATTATCTAATATAGCGTCAATGTATGACATTAATTAGGCTTTACCCACAGTTTGTAGAATCGTGTTAAGTTCTTCGTTTGCTTCGTTTTCTTCGTTAAGACGCTGCTTGTGTGCAATCTTGATTGCCTTCTTGAGAACACTTGGCTTAACTTCAAGTTCTTCTGCAATCGCCTTAACAGTGTCATTGAGACCTTCGTTAAGAGTATCAACTTCCTGTAGAACGCTGATACCTTCGTTGATGAGCTGGGTCAACTTGACCTTAGCTTCTTGATTAAATGTACGTGACATAGTTTCTCCTTATAGTCTAGTTAGTATAACAGACTACGCAGATAATTCAACTATATTGGTTACCGTTATTGAAATACGTGGTTGTTTTTTTCGCCGTAAATCTTGATGTACTTGCCGGCAAGCATATCAGCCATTGCTTCGATAGGACTGCCTGGATAACTATCACCAGGTTTAATCATACCTAATTCGTGTTGGCGAACATGGACCAACTCGTGAAATACTGTTCTAAGGATATCTACTAGATTGCGATTCTTTGCATACACCCAAACACTGCCTTCGCCAGGAACGTGGCCGCCGGTGTGATGATTAGTCTGTGCTTCCTCGCTATCCATTGAAAGTTCAATGGTAGGAACCTTTTTGAGATTGAGTTTCTTTGCAGTCCAGTCAACAAACTTTTCTACTTCCTCTGAGATATCAAGCTCTTGATCTACATCCTCTCGGAGACCCTGCAAGATTTCGTCTGCATCCTCCCTAAACAATGGACCTAAAACATAAAGTAATGATTTATCTACGCCTTCCATCTTATATAAGTCAGTGAGGCTATATTCTTTATATAGTTCTGCCTTGTTCAGTAAAGTATGTAATAATTGGAAAAGATCGCTAGAATCAGAGTCATTGCTCCGGTCAGACTTTCTAATCAAGTAAAGTAAAATTTCCGACTTAGTTCGGCGAACATTTCGGCTTGCGCCGCCAGGTAGAGATTCGTCTAACTTACCTTGTAACCAGTTACTGGGTGTTTTCTTGAATTTTTGCTGGAATAGTTTTTCCAATGCCTTATGTGATAGTTTATGCTTCCTAGCAACTTTACGCATTAGCTTGTCAAGGGTATCATATTTGTGTTTAGCTAGGCTAGGAAGTTCCTTAACCAATTCTTCAACCGCAGATTCATACATGCTTTCGCCACCACCGCCGCCATCACCACCGGATTCATCGCCGCCGTAAAATGCGAATCCTGGAAAGAAATATCCACCGTATGCACGGCGTGATTTGGTTTTTCTGCGCTTTTTCTTGCGCTCGGTAATGAATTCTGTAGCTCTCATATATGTATTTATCTTTTTAAGTACTTATCAGTACTCGGTCTCCGTAAGGCTTTATTTTTAAATTATGTTGCGTTGAGAATTTTGTAAACGCTGCTCTGACGGGCGGCATAAAATAATCATCGCCTATTATAAAACGTTCCTTCTTCATCTTTGGATAGAAATGATTTAGCTCGTTAGTAACATGTTCTTCTGTGTGCAGTGAATCCACAATCAACATTGATATATTGTCAATATCTAAGTCTAGGCTACTTCCTACATGTTGTACTATGTTTTCAATGCCTGACAAATGTGCTTGCTGAACATGAATTATATCCTCAGGGTCAATTCCTACCAAATCACATTCTTGTAAAAATTTATACAATCTTGAACTAGCACTAGTAGCATAGGCATTCCAAACATGAGGATTGCATATGTCTACTGTATGGAAGATTAGGTTAGGATAACGAGTTGCAAAATGCTGCACTAACCCGCCCATCCATGTTCCTAACTCTACTACAATCTCGCCATCCTCAAGAGTAGCAAGTCTTTTGTCAATGAATTCCCTACCAAATTCATCTATGCCAATACAAGGATTAACTTTAGCATTTTGCTTGATTCGTTCTAGTTGCTCGTTAGTCAGCATCGCACGGAACCCAATGTGCGTACATAGCAATTCTGTCACAGACTTCGGCATCGTACGGCATTACTCCATGACCCAACTCATTGTTATGTATTATCACGCTGTTTGGTGTAGGGGGAAATATTAAGTCTTTTTCATCTTTAGACTTACTTACATAAAGTTCTCCGCATTCTACCCAACGCATGTGCATATAATATATAGTAATGTAGAAATTTTCAGTATCATGACCGAACTGAGGGGGATGAGTATGCCATCTTCCGTTGTCTTTGTTTAATCGTATCGTAAGACCAGTTGGCTTAAGCTTTTTTCCTACGGTCTGTTTCATTATAACGGCTAGTTGGTCAAACAGCGGTTTAAAAATAGTAACCTTGTTTGTGAAAGTTACATGAAAATGCGTAGTCTTTTTGAAATTAGGATCAGAGAGGATGTTTCCGCGGGCTAAGTGTAGGAAACTAATCGGATCAAGTACGTCAGTGACACGAAAGACTTCTGTGTCTTGTACTGCATATTTTTCAATGTTCATTGAAATATTTATCATTTGGATATGGTAATGGCGACAAATTTCTTTGCCGCCATTACGTTTAGTCAGTTATTAGAAACGAAGACCGAAGCCAACGAGTCCACCGTGACGGCCAAGACCGCCATCAAAGTCAGTGTAACGATACTCAGCCTTAGCAAAAGTTGAGCCAATGAGCTTCACTTCAAGACCGCCACCTACTGTAAGACCGTCAAGCTTAGCGACAACGCCGCGAACAGCAGGACGCTCAAGATTGGTGTAGCCAACGCGGGTATATGCAAGAACATTCTTGTTCAAGGTATAACCGAGACGAGCGGCTGCACCGAGGTCAGCACGGTCAAATACGTTAGCAGCAGTAGCTTCTGCACCAACAACTACCTTACCGAACTGAAGGTCATAGCCTAGGGCAGCGCCATAAGCAATGTCAGTTGGGTCAACACCGTTGCGAACATCATCAGCGCCGGCTGTTACCTCAATGCGAGGACCAGCGAAATCAGATGCCATTGCAGGCGATGCGAAAGCAGCAGTTGCGAGTGCTGCGAGTGCGATTAACTTCTTCATACTTTTTGTTTTCCTTTTAAGTTTGAAAATCTGACATTTTACTGTCAGTCTTTTATTTACAACATTTATGTGTCTGTGTCAAAATTATTGGGTAACTTACTTTGAAGTTGCCCTGTACACCCCATCCCACTTAGCGGGAGGATTGTCTCTGAATTCTTGAATTCTTTCAATCATCATATCGTAATACTGGTCCATTTCACCTCTCCAGCACTTCTTTAGATCACTTGCATACTTTTCTGCAACTTCCCAATGACCTTGACGATATAGTTCTAGGAATTTCATATGCTGTGTTTCGGCCAATATATCGTGGAAAGAGAACACCGTAAAGATTCTAGCAGGCTCAGTCTTACCCTTAACTGCAATCAAATCAAGTTCTACGATTTGGTATTCATCCTTAACATAATAGGCAGTCTTTGGTCCAATGACAATCTTAACGCCGTAAGGCTTTGATTGAC